ACTGCTAGATACACTCACGAAACAATTGCTTTAGCGTTCGCGATCACTGAAGAAGCGATCGAGGACAACTTGTATGATAGAATTGCTACTAGATACACAAAAGCGTTAGCTAGATCTATGGCAAACACTAAACAAGTTAAAGCGGCAGCCGTGTTAAACAATGCGTTTAATACTAACTTCCTAGGTGGAGACGGTGTAGAACTTTGTTCTGCTGCTCACCCTACGATTGCTGGGACTTACTCAAATGAGTTAGCAACTTCTGCTGACTTAAATGAGACTTCATTAGAACAGTCGCTAATCGACATTGCGGCTTTCACTGATGAAAGAGGTCTAAAAATTGCAGCTAAAGGTATGAAATTAATCATTCCTTCTGAGCTTCAATTTACAGCTGAGAGATTGATGAAATCTCAAGGAAGAGTTGGTACAGCTGATAACGATGTAAATGCAATCGGTTCAATGGGAATGATCCCACAAGGTTATGTAGTAAACAACTACTTAACTGATACTGATGCGTTCTTCATCAAAACAGACGTGCCTAACGGTATGAAAATGTTCAACAGAGCACCTCTAAAAACTGCAATGGAAGGTGACTTTGACACTGGTAACGTGAGATACAAAGCAAGAGAGAGATATTCATTTGGTTTCTCTGATGCTAGAGGTATCTTCGGATCTCCAGGAGCATAATAAACAATTAAACAAAAAGGGGGCTTCACGGCCCCCTTTTTTTATGATAAAAGGTGTATATGAAAAATTTCCTCGTAACTATCTGGGCTTATGATCATTACGCAAAATTTAAAGTTTTGAGTGATGATAATGCTGAAGCTCTAGAAAAAGCTATACTTGACAAACTAGGAGAAAAAAGTATAGAATGGGAATATCTTGGAAGCAATTATGCTGATGAGATAAATAGAATAACCTATGAGGAGGTTATAAATGACGATGCAACAACATCTGCAGGATCTATACAAAACGAAAAAGTCACTGGATCTACAATGGGAGCAGGAGCATCTTAACGAGGGTAGATATACTCTCAATATGGTCAGAATAGACCATAAGGTGAAAGAAGTGATTAACCATATTAAAATGGCTGAAGCTAAAAAAGCTCATTTAGATAATAAGGTTAATGAAATAGCTCCCCAAGTTTCTGTAGCAACTTAAAAAAAGCTACATTGTTGGAAAAATCCAATCTTTACCGTAGGCCCTCTTGCACTCTACTAAAATCTAATATATAATTAAAGCACTATACATATATTTAGAATGCTGACGCGTATAGTCGACGGCCTAGAGACAGTATTCTATAAAACTAGGAGGATAACATTATGGCAACAAATACCTTTCAAGGCATTGTAAGATCTCACGGTGGTCAGGATAAAAAAGATACATTTCCTGGAACAGTAGTTCTTGCAGCAGAGGTTGTAGTAGATGGTTCTACTTCAACTTACGCAGCTGTAACAGGCATTGGTGGTGGCGCTGTAGTTCTACCGGACAACGCTAGAATTATGGACGTAACTCACAATGCAACTGGCGCAGCAGACAAAACAATTAATCTTGGTACTTCAACTTCAGGTGCTGGAGCAACAACTCTTGCTTCTGCATTAAGTGCTAATGGTTTTCAATCAGGAAAAGTTAATGGTTCATTAGGAACTGCAACTAACACTGTATTAGATGGTAATTCAACTATCTATGGTGCAGGTGTTGCATCTTCTACTTTATCATCAACTACTCTAGTAACTATTTACTACACTGTTGAAGACAATGGTAAACCTGGAGAAGGTCAACCAGAATTATCATAATAATTAATGGAGCACCTTCGGGTGCTCCTAAAATTTAGGAGATAAAATTTATGAGTATGAAATCAGATGTAAAACCAATTGTATTAGAAGCAAATGGTGTTGCGTTTACTGGTAGAACTAGATTAAGAGCTTATGCTTTACAATCTAATACTACAACTGGAGGAGCAGCTGGAACTGCAGATATAAATCTTTTAGCAAATGCAACTAATGTTAGTTCAACAACTACAACAGGAGTTTACATTCCAGTTAGAGTACCGCCAGGACAAACAGAAACTTTAAACTTACCTGAAGATGGAGTTTTATACACAGATGGTGTTGGAGCAACTTCAGTAGCTAATGCAACATTAATTCTGTATATAGATAAATAGGAGGCTAAATGGCTACCTCTGGAACAACAGCATTCGATTTAGAAATCGATGACATTATAGAAGAAGCTTTAGAGAGAGCTGGCGTAGGTGGAACAAGAACAGGTTATCACTTAAGAAGCGCTAGACGATCTTTAAATATTTTATTTTCTGAATGGGGAAACAGAGGTGTACATTTATGGAAAGTTAAACAAGCAACTATTCCATTAGTTTTAGGTCAAGCAGAATATAATTATGCAAATGATAATGTTAATTTTCCAAATGATATTAACGATGTATTAGAAGCATACATTAGAAATAATACTACTCCAACTGCACCAGTTGATACTTCTTTAACAAAAATAGATAGATCAACTTATGCAGCACTACCTAATAAATTAGCACAAGGAACACCTTCACAATATTATGTTCAAAGAACTGTAAATCCAAGTGTGTTTTTATATATTACACCTGGATCAAGTTTTTCTGGATCTAATTATCAATTAAAATTTTATTATCTTGCAAGAATAGAAGATGCTGGTGCATATACAAACACAGCAGATGTAGCTTATAGATTTATACCTTGTATGGTATCAGGACTTGCATATTATTTATCAATCAAACATTCTCCTGAAAGAACAGAAGGATTAAGATTGTTATACGAAGATGAATTAAAAAGAGCATTAGATGAAGATGGTCAAAGAACATCTTTATATATTTCACCACAAACATTTTTTGGAGATGGAGTATAATGTCAGGATTTGCTAAAGGTAAAAGAGCATTAGCTATTTCAGATCGATCAGGACAACAATTTCCTTACAGAGAAATGGTTAAAGAGTGGAATAATTCTTTTGTTCACTATTCTGAATATGAGAAAAAACATCCACAATTAGAACCAAAGCCACACGGAGCTGATCCACAAGGACTAAGAAACGCTAGACCTGCAAGAACAGAACCAGCAGTTGCTAGAGTTTTAGATTTAAACCCATTAATTTTAACTTCAGGTTCTTCTACAGTATCTGTATTTGAAGAATCGCACGGTAGATCGACAGGAGATATTGTAAGATTTAGAGATGGAACTGGCTTGTATGGAATTCAAGCTAGTGATATAAATGATGAAAATGGTTATACAATAACTGTGACTGATTCAGATCATTATACTTGGGAAGCTGCAACTACAGCAACTCAAGAAGCTAGAATAGGAGGAGGAAGTATATCGGCTGGACCGGTAACTTTATCATCATAATGAATTACGGAGAATTACAAACACAAATTAGAAACTATACTGAAGTTGATAGTAATGGTCTAACTGATTCTACATTAGATCAAATAACTAAAAATACTGAAAATAGAATTTATAGAGAATTACAAATTGATGCATTTAGAGCTTATGCTACGGCTGCAATGACGTCTGGAAATAGATATGTATCCACACCAACTAATTTAAGAAATATTAGATATGTTCAAATAACAGATTCCAGTAATGAACAAACTTTTTTAGAACAAAAAGATACTAGTTTTATGGCTGAGTATGACCCTACTCCATCAACAACTTATGGAACACCGAAGTATTATGCAAATTGGGATAATGATACTTGGGTAGTAGCTCCTACTCCAGCAGATAATTTTAACGTGACGATTGCTTATTATGTACAACCAGCAACGATCACAAGTACGACTTCAGCAACAACTTATGTTTCTACATTTGCTGAGGATATGTTATTATATGGATGTCTGGCAGAGACATATAAATACTTGAAAGGTCCGCCAGATATGATACAACTATACGAACAATCTTATCAAACAGCTAAACAGTCGTTTGGTGTAGAACAAACAGGTCGTAGAAGAAGAGATGAGTATACCGATGGCGTCGTGAGGGTACCTTTACCTTCAGTCGATCCATCAAAATAGGAGGATAAATGGCAAACATAGTACCTGATAGTTTTAAACAAGAACTGTTTCTAGGAACTCACAACTTCAGCACTACGAGTGGTGATACATTTCAATTAGCATTGTACACTACTGTAACTGGATTTACTGCTGCGGGAACAACTATATACACTACTTCAAACGAAACTAGTGGAACTGGTTATACTGCTGCGGGCGCAGAACTAACAAACACATCTGTTAGTGTTGCAGACAACGTTGCCTTTGTTGACTTCAGTGATTTAACTTTTCAAACAGCTACAATCACTGCATCCGCTGCTTTAATCTACAACACTTCACAAGCAAACAAAGCAGTTGTGGTGTTAGATTTTGGTGGAGACAAAACTTCAACAAACGGCGATTTTACAATTCAGTTTCCAGACGCAAACTCTACAAGTGCGATTTTGAGAATATCGTAGTACAGTTTGCCATAATAAAAAATTATGGCTGATACGAGTTGGGGATTTAGTACCTGGGGTAATTTTACTTACGGCGGTAAAGCTATTAATGTCAATGTTGGCATTGGTAATGACGCTGGATGGGGAGCTGCGTCTTGGGGACAAAGAGAGTGGGATCAAAACGGTTTAGCTTTTCCAGATCAATTAACTATTCAATCACCTAATGATCAACCTTGGGGTTTAGATTCGTGGGGTGTTGATTCGTGGGGAGGAATTGGTGCTCAGGTAAATGTTTTTGGTACTGCAAATATAGTGCCAGATTCCACAGAATTATCTTTTGAATTAGGTAATTTAACCTTTAAAGGAATAGCTAATCTTTCTGTAACAGGTAATCAATTATCTTTAACTTTAGATAATGCAACTGTTGTAGCTGATAATAACATTGAACTTGCTACTAATTTATTACAAGCTCTTGTTCAATCACCAAATATAATTGCAGATTCTTTAACTGAAGCAGTTACTGGTGTTCAGTTAAATTCTACAACTGGATCTGTAAACTTTAAGTTAGATGCTCAATTTACTCCTACAGGATCAGAGTTAACTATTGGTACAACTCAACCAACTGTCGCTTTACCGACTATTATAAGATTAGATCCTGGTCCATCAGTTACTGTTGAAATAGGAGATCCTGAATTAAAATTAGATGCTAATTTTAGAGCTATTGCATCTTCAGTAACATTAAATTCTGGTACAATTACTGTATCTGCAGGAAATATAATTCAACCAACTGGTAATGAATTAACCCCTGCATTAGGAACTTTAGGGTTTGAATCTAGATATTTTGTAACTGGAAATGACCTTCCAACAGGCGTTGGGACACTAGATTTTAGTACCCAACAAAGAATAATTCCTACAGCAAATGTCTTGACATTAGGCTCAGGTAGCCTTAGTATAACAATCTGGCAGCCGATTATACCTGGCGACAACCAATCGTGGACTCCTATAAATACTGGGGACGCGCAAACGTGGACACCACTATAAAAATATGATATTTAGGAGAACATATGGCTAGTACATTTTCAAATTTAGGTTTAATTCTTCAGGCTACTGGAGAAAACTCTGGTACGTGGGGTGAAAGAACAAACGTAAACTTACAAAGATTAGATAACGCTGTTGGTGGAATTGCAAACATTGTTGTTACAGGTGCAACCACTTTAGCTTACACATCAAATTCTGATACTACTACTTATACAGAAGAAGCAGGAAGATCTGCAACTTTAGTTTTTTCTGGAACTGCAGGTGGTACACAAACAATAACTTTACCAAACATTGAAAAACAATATTTAATTAATAATGGTTCAGATTCAATTTTAACCTTAACTGCAGGTGCAGGAGCGGCAACAGTTAATGTTGCAGCAGGAGCTAAAACTTTAATTTATGTAGATGGTTCTGATGAAGTCGTAGAAGGTATTTCTGCAACAAGTGCAGGTGGATCTGATACACAAATTCAATTTAATAATGCAGGTGCATTTGGTGGTTCAGCAAATTTAGTTTGGGATGGTACTAACGTAACTGTTGGTGCAACTGGTGAAGTTAGATTTGGTGATACTTCAGGTGGTGAATATGTAGGATTAAAAGCAGCTGGAACAGTTGCTTCATCTTTTGCTTTAACTTTACCAACAACTTCTGGAGCTAATGGTCAAGTAATGACTGTTGATGGTTCTGGTAATTTATCATTCGGAGATATTTCTGGCGGC